AATTTTATAATCCTAATGCTACACCAGTATAATCTTGCTGAGAACCCAAAGAATAATCTCCCAATATCTCACCATCTACACTGATATTAATCTTACCGTCTTTTAAGCCATCTCTAATAGCTGCTCTCATTGCATTCAGAAACCTTTCTTCATTCTGAGCCCTGATTGCAGAGGGGTCTTCTTTATTCTGAGATTCTGTATTTCTATCTACTGATTTAATAAGACTACTTCCTACCTCTATTAATAGTGGAAGACCTACGGTAATTGCTAATCCCCAGGGTCCACCAAGTAATCCCATAAGTCTACCACCGAGGGATGCTAAACCCTTTATAGCACCTTTCCTAGCCACTTGACTACCAACTTGGGCACCTGCTCCAGCTAAAGCCCCTCCAGCTAAATTACCCGCCATAGTAGTTGCTAATGGTACTCCAGGATTTGGTGTCTTAACATATCTTCCGGTTTTAGTGTTATAAAATCTACCAGCAGAATTCATACCAATACCGCTTGACATCATTTGGAGTTGAACCATGGTTCTCATAAGGTTAACCATCCTTACCATGTGTGCTTCCATAATGGCAAACTGAGTATTAGTTTTTATTGCTGCAGCAGACATACCTTCAGTAGAAGCAGTAGCAATAGTTTGTAAATACCCAACAGACCTAATAATACCTCTTACAGTATTAAACCCTGCAACTATAGTACCCACTACTACTGCAGTAGCTCCTATCCTAAGACCAAAACCTCCAACCCAAGTTTCTGAGATAGAATTAATTACTTTGATTATAGAGTTACCCACCTTTAGTACTGGGGTAAAGATTCTACCCAAAGCCGCACCTGCCGTAACGGTTAAGTTCTCTATACTTGATTCGAATTGGTCGATTACACCTGCATCGGTTTTAAGACGTTCTTCATTGAGTCGATTTACTGCTCCCATGTTTTGGTCATAGGTAGCAAGTATCTTACCCATCTTATCTCTACCAGAAGCAATATCTCGAAGTACTGGAAGCATACCACGATTACCACGAACACCAAAGATATTGAAGAAGGTTGGTGTTTCTATCCGTGAAGGTAAATCTACTGCTGCCTTAGCAAACTTCTGATAGATAGTGTAAAGGTCTATAAGGTTACCTTGAGCATCGAAGAATTCATCTGGACTTAAGCCCAGGTCTGCTAAAGCGTTATAGCCTTTCTTTTTTTGATTAACAAGGGAGAGTTGTAAGTAACGAATCATATTAGCCAGAGAGGTACCTGCCATAGAACCTTGTATACCCATATCTCCCAATACACCGATGGCAGCAGCCGTTTGCCGAAGGTCTACTCCAGCAGTTGCCATATCTGCTCCTGCATAAGATATGGACTGGGCTAAGTCTGTTAAAGATATATTTGCATTAGTAACTGCAGTATATAAGTCATCGGTTACTCTAGCGGCTTCTCCCATTGGGATTTGGTACATTGACATGATATTAGTCATCAAGTCAGCTACACCACCTTTCTGTCCCACTGGCATAGTAAAGATTGAAGCCAGCTTAGATGCTGGCCCAATCATTTCCTTAATAGCATCGAATTTATTACCTGCCATAGCCAGGTACCTTTGTCCTGATGCAACATCCGAAGCCGTAAGAGGAGTTATCTCATTGACATCCTTTGCCAATTGTAACATCTCCCTTTGTTCTGCAATGGTAGCACCAGCAATTTTCGAAGCAGTCCAAACTTCATTCTGAACACCCGCAGAGTATTTATAGGCCCTTGCCATTCCCCCTACGAGCTGCATTCCGAAGTCCATTGTATTAGAAGCTGACATCTGTATACCTCTATTCCAGGTATTCATATCATTCATCATTGTTCTGAATGACCCAGATATCTTGCCAGCTTCTTGAGAGAATCGGTCTTTTAAAACCATGGCAACACCGACCTCTACTATACTCCTACTGGTATTCATAATTTATTTTCTTTTCTTTAATTGTTTATAATATTGCTCGGCCATTTCCTTGAATATTTTCCTTATTCGATACGGAAGACGTAAAAAGCCGAAATAGTCTAAGGCTATCTCGGCTCTGGTGATATAAACAAAATCACTCTCTAACATTACTCTTCCGTCAGGTAGAAAAAATTCGGTGCCCAAACTATAGGATAAGTTCTTTCCTCTCCAGTGGTTGGATTAGTGATGTGAGACTCACCTTTGAAAATGGGGTCCATAGATAAGATATACTTTCTCATCTCAGCCATATCCTTTGCAGTAAATGGGGTAAAGTTTTCTACCTTTTCCCAACTACCATCAACCTCTAAGTAAAGGTTCCGACAAAGAAGAGGAGCATTCTTAGTTTGCTTATCCAATGGCAACTTCATGAAATCTTGTTCCCCCTTACCCGTCATACAATCGAATTTAATCTTCTTGCCAGAGGAGAGAACATATTCATGGTTTATCAATCTAACCCCTTCTGGATAGTAAGGGATAGCATCGGGCTTTTGATTCAAATCATCCTCAGTTGGAGCAGTACCGTAATCGAAAAGGAACTCATGAAGGTCTTGGCCATAAGTAACTTTACCTCCATTATCTTTGCCCCAATCATATTCAAATTCTACCTCATCCCCCAAAGAGAAGATACGAGAATTAAAGATAATAGCATAGCGGTCATTGACCGGTAAGTTAAGGGCATCATCTATGGTTAATTTCCCATTGGGTGTAGCCGTAGTTCTAATTACAATTGCTGCAATGAACTTGGTAAGGTTCATCAAAGTCTTCATGTCTGAAAGGTTACTGAGGATATCCTCATCAGCACCATTCTGTTCTCTGATTTCATATTCGTAACCAGAGGGTCCGGTAAATCTAAATGTTCTAAATTCCATAACTGTTATTTTTAATGTTTACAAATGTTCATAGTACTCCTTATAACAACAAGAAAGGGGTGAGCTCCTATCACAGGAATCCCACCCCTCCACCGAATCTTAGTGAAAATAGACTAAGGAATTAGTATTTATCTGCAGTACCAACTGAGAACTCTATGGACTCAATGGTATTCTCTGAAGCCATTCTGTCCAAGTCTAAGCCGGTAATCTTACATGGCCATACCTCTTCGAAGACATGGGTATTAAGAACTGAGACTCCATCTTCGGCAAGTTCGTTTACAATTGCCGTTTCCCAGTATTGGCTTGGTACTAAACCACCACCAACTATGTGGTCCTGGCAAGAGTATAGCCAATCATGAAGCCATGTATCGGAACCTGCAGTAGTCATAAGTTTCTCTACGATAAGATTACCTATAGTAACCCTACCTGCAGTTTTAACGTCTCTATTGACGTCCCCATGAGCAACCTGGTCAATCTCAATATCCGGCAAAGTACAACTTTGAAACAGATAAGTATTGATAGGGTGTTTGGGGAACATGATACTCCACAAGAACTTCTTCCGTGGATTTTTTACTTTTGCTCCCATCGTTATAATTGTTTAAGCGTTATTACTTGATTCCACAATTGATACAGACTTGGAAGCTGCATCAATTACAATTTCCATAGTTACCTCTTGCATAGGAACTACGTCCTTATACTTAAGGATAGCACGGTACTTACCTTGACGAGCATCTGCCTCGTTGTTAACCGAGAGATCATCCCAAGAGGTTGCATCTTGGTCACCCATCCAGGTATATTCGGTCATGGCATCTTCATCTACCAAAGAGTCTAGTGTGGGTTTAACCTCCAACCAAATTCTCTTCCAAGTACTCCAAACGTTAGGCTCTTCGATGTACTTGTTAAGTACAGGACGAAGGAACTTCTTCAAATACAAGTTCAATCTTACGATTGAAAGGAACCGTTCTGAATCCTGTTTTACCTGAGAAGAGAAGCAATGCCATAGCATGGTTTGCTTACCTGCATCTGGAGTATCTTTGATTACCATCTCATTGATATAATTCTGAGCAAGAGTGTTCAGTTCATTATATCGAGAAGGAGAACCATAATTTGGGCATACAGGTCCAACGGCATCTCCAATAACTCCTCGGTTCATACCAGCAAAAGATTTCCAAGGACCATATTGAGTAGCAGAAGCATCCCCCAAACCTGCAATGGTACCTACTACATCAGAATCTTGAAGATTACCGTTTTCGTTGTAGTACTTAAGTCCACCACCAAAGTAGGCAATGTACTTAGAGTTACCTACAGTACCAAGGCAAGTCTGTACCCAAGTTACCTGAGCTTTGTAATCTCTTGCCTGAGTACCTTGAGTATAATGGGTTAAATGTTTGGGAACTTCGATATACAGTACCCATTCCATCAATTCCTTTGCCATATCTGCAGCAGCCTTATATACCTTGAGTACATCTGAATCGGTAGTAAGGTGTTGAGAGATATGTGAAATAAATAATTGGTAGAAGTCTGTGTAGTCTTTTACCAAGTCCAGTGAAGCAATCCATTCTTCGGCAGTTGGAGTGGAACCTGCACTACCGATAGTACCATTAAACAGTTTCTCTGTTTCGGAGGGTGCAGCATCTCCCACGGTAATAGTGATAGCATTCTTAGTACCATCAATATCATCGGTAAGCCACTTAATTAGGTTTTCAAAAGAGGAACCTGCAGTAATTACCGGCTTAATATATTCCGAGTTCTTAGCAAATGCACTAAGAGCAAGGTAATCTACCGAAGTGTTATTGTTATCATCGGCAGTTTTGTAAGTGATTACTGGACCTTGTTCAAGTACTTGACCATTGCCAGAATAGATTTTGTAATACAAGGTGTTAGCTTGTTTGTAGAAACCCACCTGGAAACTATCAGTACTACCGATTGGGTCCCCATAACCTTTAGTTACCAAGCCTAAGCTATAAGTAACTCCACTTGAGGTAATGGTAATGAGTGCTGCAGGTGTAGCTGGGTCTGGGGCAGCAGAAGCCGGTACTATGCCTTCCTCTTCGGATTTAGCAGCAGCCTTTGTTTTACTTGCTGCAGTTGCAGCCACTGTACCCTGGGTAGCTCCCTTACCAAGTACTCGAATAACACGAAGCTTAGAACCACCTGTCAAGGCTTTTTCGATATTTGATACAGAACCATCTGGCACAATCTCAGAACCATAAATTCTTTGAAACTGAGAGAAAGTAGAGATGATTTCTGAGGGGTCATCGTATGGGCCCTTAGTAGTTCTAGCCAATACACAAGAAACTCCTAACATAGGAGTAGTTTGAAGAACATTGTTGTTCTTAAACTTAAAATCTACATGAGGTGAAGTTGGCATAATTCTATTGTGATTAAAGTTAATTACTCGTTTAATTTATACCCTAGAGTATTGTACCTATTCCTTAGGTATCTTCAACTCTAGCATTTCATTTTCGTTTTGTTCGAACAATCCAATGAGAGCAGTAATATCTTTGATAGGTGTAAGTGTACCTTCTTCCAAAAGCTTTTCTGGGAGAATACCATCTTTACATACGTAAGTATATACCTTCTCAAGTATACCATGTTCTACATCTGGATGGTCATAATAATTACCAATTTCAATGAATAGGTTTCCGGTTGGGTCAAGCCTGCCCTTGCTCCATTCCTCTAAGTCATTAAAGTATGGTCTTACATATCCTCTAGCAGGTAAGCCAGCATATAAGATTGTATGCAATAATCTCATATCGGCTTGTGTTTGAGAAACGAGGTGTATATCAACTGTGATATCTTTAGTCTCATAGGGAAACTCTGAAGCTTGGTAATTACCGTCTTCTAACTTATCACCAATGATATATTTGTTCACTCCAATATCACCAGCATAATAACCTTGCAGTTCGATTGTTATTCTGGGGAGAGTCTTGGGTCCTTTTACCTGATTGTTTCCTATACCAAACAAGGGTATAAACTTAGGCATACCCTTGATAGCCTCTGCAAAACGTTTTTCGTTTTCTTGAGACAAGGGCAAGAAGTCTTCTGGATTTAAGGTAAGACCCATTTCTAACATGGTGCTGAGGAGACATATATAGAATGTTCTCTCAACTACTTCTTCTGAATTTACCATAATTAAGCTTGATCAGGAATAACTCTAAGTCCTTCATCAGCATTTACCCAATTTACTGTACCATCTCCTACTTGTATTTGAGCCTCTACTACTAAGGTATATAAAATTCCAAAAAACCTACAGTCATAATGGATAGTACAGGTTAATTCATCAACACTGGTCGTTGCTGCTGAGGGGTAATTCGTAAACCATAGTTTCCAAGGAATATGGTCTCCACTTGGGTTTGGGATAGTAGTACCATTAACTGTTTCCCCAATCTTAGGTACTCTGAAGGGTCTAATAAACGTAGCTACCTCTTCTCCATTTATGGTGTACACTATGTAACCCCTAAAGGTAGCAGTCTTCACAGCGGGATTATTTGCTGCAGAGTGACCTAGTCCTGCTACTGGCCTAATTTCATAGGTAACTACTCGAACACTTGGAGATTGGGTTATATTGATAGCTTTCTCAAATTTTTCACTCTGAATTATCTTAACTACTCCAGTCCTTTCAATTGGGTTATAGGTACCCGACTGATACTCCCCATTTCTTGATAGAGTTTTAATAATAGCCTTTCCTGGTTTATTACCTTCGCCTACCTCTTGGGTTACTTCTAACCAGTCTACGGTAGTTTCGATTTTCCAATCTACAGCTCTATATTCATCCTGAGGTACATTGTTGAGGAACTTTTGTTGATAGCTGTATACCTCTATCTCTAAAGTCTCACCCTTTTTAGTACCATCAAAGGTATGGGCAGTTACGTCTGGAGAAATACTCCAGTATGTATTCCAGGATTCTGCAGGGGTAGTGTTAGCTTTCTGAACCAAGGTTACTTCCCTTTCTACTCCCTGTACTACTACCTTGAGGATCTGTTCTTTGATATTATCTCGGTCTTCATTTATTGCCTTCGGTTTTACACGAATAGTGGCAGTACCTGTTCCGGATAATGCGGATATTTCAAAATCTGCTGCCATTATTTTACCCTCCTTATTTCTTTTCTGATTTCATTTCGTATTTCCTTTTGTAAGGCTACCTTTCCACCTGCAGCCTTAAATGCAGGACCCCAGAGAGGACGAGGTGGTAAGTTACCATCTCTGCTACCATACTCGAGCATGATAGCAATCTGATTCAAAGTTTTTCTTGAAGTCTTACCTGTGTAGGTAATCTTCCTGATTCCAATTGGTAATCCTACGAAAGTCCGTTTTTTACCCTTTACTAAAGTAACTGATCTAGCATACTGACCAGTAAGGTGTAACATAGTGTGATCCCCATACTTTTTAATGGTTCCTGGAGCATGGGGTGGCCATGATACTCCTGAACCTCTTGGTGGAACACCCGTATTCAAACTTCGTCTTACTATACGAAGAAGTTGATTACCAAACTTTTCTGTACCTTTCGCATAGCCTTCGGTTAAGATACTTGGAGTTTTGGCAATCAACCTTTCTGCACGAGCTTGTTCTCGTTTATCTACGTATATTTCTAGAGGGCCAATTGGAGTCGATAGTGTAATATTAACCGACTTACTTGGCATAATTCTTATTATTGTTTAGGTTTATCTAATCCCAATTCTTGAGCAATCCTTAATAAAAGGGTTTCTTGGTTAGTTAACCTCTCATTCATGGATAACTTAAATTCTTCGAAATCTGGAGCAGGATTACGAGGTGATTCTGAACGATTATTAATTAAACCAAGAATATTATCGCATTCAGAAACAACTGCCTCAAATTTGGCTTTGTTATTTAAAATATTTAAAGCATTCTGTTTCTGCATTGATACCTCATTAATGATATTATCGAGATTGGTCGTATAATAGGTACCATTATAAATACCTTCATTTACATTAGTTGGTAAATAAATGGTAATTTGAGATATTGAATCTTGTATCACTAATTCGATACTGTTAACAAAACCTTCTTTACCATTTGAGGCCTAAATACTGGTGTTGTATATAACCTATGATATACTAGATGATATACTAAATACATAATCATAGGTTATAGTAGATGATATACTAAATACATAATCATAGGTTATAGTAGCAGCATTCTGAGTTATATTGATTGTAAGCTCCCAACCATCATCATCAGTCTCTGCTTGCCTTAATTTAATGGTACCTGACCTTGTTGATTCTACGGTATTCTCTGTTAAGGTTAAGGTTAACCCATAGTTTCCATTATCGCTTGATAACGTTGTAATTGCTACATTTGTAACCCAACTTGGTTTTGAGGTTACAGTTAAAGCTAATGGGTATCTTGTACTTATTTCAGAACCGTTTATTACCTTAGTCTTAAAAGAATAAGCTACATCAACTGTAAAATTATTACCTCCCAAAGCTGATAATCCGGTTCTGGAAGTAGTTCTAGAACCAGTAGGGGAAGTAAATGCCAAGTAATACTTATAAGATACTGAAGCAGCACTCTGTGTAACTTTAATGGTCTTAGTAGTTGCCCCACTATAGGATGCAGTTACTGTACAACTTCTAATTGAAGTACCTGTGTTCTTTGTAGCAGTAAGTACCGTCTTAGCTGAATTCAAACTAAATCCAGTACCACTTGCACTAACCGTAGGTGTAGCACTCTTCGAAGAACCTGCACTTGTTGACCCTGAACTCCAATGGTTGGTAGTAGGTATACTTACACTGGCATAAATATTAACACTACCTCCTGAATTAGAGATAGAGTATGAATTTGCCGATAAACTTATTACTGGTGTACCATCGGTAGTACTGGTAATTGAATTCGCTGCCTGATATACATCAAGGGTTATAGATTTCGATTTACCATTCAGGGATACTGTACAAGTAAGGGAGCCTACTCTTGTTCTAGCCTTAGATGTAGTTCCCAAAGAACTTGCACTAACGGCAGTACCATAAGAAATACTAGCATCAGTTGTAACTGTACCTCCTCCCGTAGTAGAACCATTCCATCCCCAAGTCTGTGAATAACTTGGAGCTGTTGTAAATGAACTCCTTGTTCCTCCTGATGCTGGGATATCTGATACTGCTCCACCACTTACTGTGATTTCACTATAGGTTCTATAACCTGCAGATTGAGAACAACTAATGGTTAACTTCTTATTGGTTTCTGCTTGAGTTAATACTACACTACCAGACTTTGCCGAAGTAGAAGTATTATTGGCCATAGTTACCGAAGTACCAGTACCAGTAACTCCTGTATTAGCCCGGGTATAACTTAAAGAAACCTGACTACCATAAGTATGCCCATTTCTGTACTCTTGTTTGTAAGAAGTTACAGTAAATGTTTTCGTTCCTCCAGTTGCCCCAAATGACATAGATGTTGGATTCACTGAGAAAGTCTGAGTCCAACTTTGAGATGCTGCTGCCTGAGACCAACCGATAGCAAAAGTTTTACCAGAGCCCTGTTGGAGTATTACTCCATCAGTCTTGGACCTTGCAGTTAAATCTAAGTTCTCTTGAGCAACCCAACCTCCGGCATCGGACCAAGATATCCAAGAAGGTAATCCAGAAGTAGAGTAATTTACATCCTCTTTAATACCAGTAGCTACACCATCTAAGTACTTTTCCCGATTAGAGGTTCCTCCAAAGCCTTTATCTGCATTGGTAGGAGACCCACCTAAAGCAGTAAAGTTTAGAGTAGTATTAGCAAGGGTAAAAGTATACTTATAGGTTACCTTATGAATATCTTCGAGTTTAACACCCTCGTTATTTCCATAGGAACTAGCATTGGAGATTTCCAAGCCAACGTAATTTTCCCCCGTTCCTGTAGGGGTGAGTGCTAACAATTCAGCCTTGGTAGGGCAGTCGTTACCTGTCTTACCAAGGCCTACTTTAGTTTTGACAGCACTCCATGTTGCTATCTCTCCCATATTAATCTACATCTTTAAGATTTCTGAGTTCTGAGATTTCAGCCTTCAAAGCCTTAATCTCATCGTAAAGAAGTTTGATACCTTCGATTGCCAGAGTAGACATCTTATGGTACTTAACTTGTTTTACCAATACGTATTCTTCACCGTCGATAACAACTGTTTCGAATTCCTCAGGATTAGGAACTGAATCCTTAGTTCTTGGGTCTTCTTCTACGTAGTTATTAAACCCAGCTGCTTCCAAACCTTGTGCAATGGTACCTTCATCTTCCTTACCATCCATGATAAAGGATTCTGTAGGTATACTGCAAATTTGTTCCAGAGTATGGGTTAACGGTTTGATGTTAGATTTCAATCTTTCATCGGAAGACTCTTTCCAGAAACCAGAAGGAGCAGTAGTCTTAGCAAATACTACCTGGTCGGTAGTTGCCAATCCCAACTGGGTTCTAGTTACTGAATGAGGATTATCCTTTCTACCTGCATGGTTACTGATAGAAGTCTGAGCAGCAGTACCAGCAGCCTTAGCATCGGCAATGGCAGAAGCTTGAGCGGTAGATACTGGTTTGTTAGCATCCGAGGTATTATCGGCATTACCTAAACCTACCTGAGCCTTGGTTACTCCATGAGGATTGCTCTTATTGGCAATATGCTGATTTACCTTGGTTTCCAATGCCGTTAAATCGGTATCAGTATTACCTACTGCTTCATCGATGTAAGTTTTCAATTCTGTTCTAAGAGAATTGATAGCATTGGTTCTGTTAGTAATTTCATTTGCCAACCCAGTAACTGTGTTATCCAGGTTCTTCTTGTCGGCTGCAGTCATTACACCGGCTACGGTTTGTGTAGCTGCAGGAATATCGAAAGTATGTTGAGTTTTGTTTACCTGGAAACTACCATCCTCTTTCCTTTTTGTCCACCAATAACCTATGGTTAATTTAGTAGCAGAAGTAATCAGATTAATTAAATTACCTGAGTTCTCCAAATCTCTACCAAGGATATGGTCAGGGAAACTGTTAATCTTAGCCGTAATTGCATTATCGGCATTAGTACGATTGGTAGTTTCGGTAGCTATCTGATTAGGTAGGGTAGTGTCAAGCTTAACCTTATCAGCAGCAGTCATTACACCAGCCTGAGAAGCTGTAGCAGCAGTAATCTGAGAATAATGATCTCGAACAATACCATTACCAAACCAACATTTGAAATTCAGTCGTACTGTACTTGCTTGGTAAGTGTTATTATCAAAATGAGATGCACCATTAGCCTTCAGAGAAGCTACCTGGTCTTCCAATTCTTTACCTCTACCACCATCGAAAGCAGTACCTGTAATTTGTCCAAGGATAAGTACCTGAGCATCTGCCCTTGCAAAGATAGTACCTGTCCAACGGAATTGGTAAGGAGGTTCACCATTGGTAATATTGATATAAATCTTACCTGCCTCTCCAGTGATAGCATTCTGATGAGCAGCATCCGAATACGATTTGATATTAGTAAGTTCTCCAGTAGCAGATTTATCATAGGTAGCATATACTTCAAGTACATCATCTACATATGAAGGCAAATGGTTAGCAGGTACTAACCCATTCCCATCCAATGGAGCAAATCCACCAGCTTGACCTTTAGTTGCTACGAAAGCATCATGTTTAGCTTCTAGAGTGTTAATATTATTCTGTAACTTAGTTTCAAGGGCAGTATCTGCCGCAGTTCTATCGGCAATCTCTTTATCAATCCTTGCACCCAATGCAGTATCAGCAGAAGTACGGGCTTTTGCTTCATCGGCTACTGCTTTAGTGAACTTAGTATCAAGTGCCGTATCTGCATCTTTACGGTCTTGGATTTCTTTGTTCAGGGCAGCTGTAGAAGAATTAGTCAAAGCCTCGATGGCATCCTTGCGGTCTTGAACCTCTTGAGCAATAGCATCAGGTAAGGTTTCATCGAGATTTACCTTATCAGTAGCAGTCATTACACCTGCAAGAGTTTCAGTAGCAGCTGGTATATAAGTAGTCTTAAAATCTCCAGCTTCACTGGTATAAATACCACTCTCTTTTTTAGAAGAGAACTTATGAGTTAAAGTAACATGGCTACTCTGTTGAACTACCTCAACTGGTTTATCACCAGATAGGATGATGACCTTATCTGGTATAGAATCGAACAACTTCTTATCAGCTGCTGATTGTACACCAGCCTTTTCGGGAGTAGATGAAGGCAGAGTAATGGGATTCTGAACTGTAGTACCATCTTCAACATTAGTCTTAGTAGCAGCAATTCCTACAGTAGTTTCATTAGGAGTAACTGCACCAAGAGCAAAGTTAGCCGTAGAGATTCTATCTAACTCAACCTTATCCTTAGCAGTCATCGTACCAGCCTTAGTAGCCGATACCTGAGGCAAATCGAAAGTTTCGGTAGTATCAGCATTCAAACCGTTATCCTTAGTTACCGTTACCGTTACCTTATTAGCATCTGAAGCTGCAGAGATATCCGTCAGAGAATTGGGGTCTAACCCATCTAACTTAACCTTGTCTGCTGCAGACATAACTCCTGCAAGAGTTTGAGTTACCGGGAGTAAGTTCTTGGTAGCTTCTACTTCTTCACCATATTGGTTATTTGCATTATCCTTGGTTGAAGTCTTTACCTTGAAAGAAAGTTGGGTACCAGTTCTTGTTACAGCACTAACATCGGTAACCATGGTATCAGGCAAAGCATCAGAAGTACCTTCTTCAGCTACCAGTCTTTCTTCATGGTCATCGGTAATGTTAGTGAACTTATTATCTAAGGCAGTATCAGCATCGGTTCTGTCCTGAATTTCTTTATCGATACGTTTACCCAAAGCTGTATCGGCAGCAATACGGGCAGCTTCTTCTGCATCGATGTTATCCTGGAGAACTTTATCTGCGGCCTTTCTTTCCTCTCTCTCTGTATTTAAGTCAGAAGTATTCTGGTCAATCTTTGCTTCTAATCGAATATCCTCAGCCTTACGAGCAGCGATTTCATTATTCAGCAAATCGGTAATGGCAGTATAGTTACCATTAATGTTATCCTGAATACCCTGAATCAATTCCAGATTACGTTGAATATTGGCAGCATTCTGAGTTACCAGAGCATTGGTAGCATTCAAGGAAGTTAACAGCTCCGTACGAGTTTCAGTTACGAAAGTTCTCAACTCATTTACCGTAGTAGTAAGAGTATTACTTAAGTTAGTGAAAGTCTGTTGCAGAGTATTATCTCCTTGTTCACGCAGATTCTTTTCAGCTTCAAGCTTATTCTCCAACTCAGTAAGCTTAGCAGTCATAGTTGCTGCAAAGTTAGGGTCATCACCGAGAGCCTTAGCAATCTCAGCCAAAGTATCAAGTACCTCTGGAGCAGAGCCAATAATCTTTTGGATAGCTGCCTCTACTTGTTCTGCATTCTGGAAATCAGAATCATTGAGTAATTCTGATACCTTCGTAATGTAGTTAGCATGTTCTTCGATGCCATCAAGTTTAGCATACAGAAGGTCGGTAAAATCATTTGCAGAAAGACCCTTGCCATCTACTTTGTCTACCTTCTTATTATCCATTGCCTGGTCTGCAGCAGTACGGTCTGCCTTTTCCTGAGCAATAGCATTATTAATAAGGGTATCTTGATTAGCACGTTCTGTGGCCTCCTTATCGATATTGGTTTGCAACAGAGTATCACCTGCCAAACGTTCGTTCTTCTCAGTAAGGATATCCTGGTTGATAGCAGCCATGTCATCCTTGTGATTCTGAAGATTGGTATCAATCTTTGCCTCAAGAGAAGTTTCCTTGGCAATTGCCCGGTCTTTCTCTGTATTGATTGCAGTGGTATTATTCTTAACCTGCTCTTTGAGGTCATTCATAGCAGTCGTATTGCCTGCCTCTAGAGTATCAATACGAGCTCCCAATGCAGTATCAGCCGCAGCTCTGTCCGTTTTTTCTTGGTCAATCTTGGTATTCAATTTACCTACCTCTGATTCCAAAGCTTGTTTGGTATTATCCAACTTAGCAGTGAATTCTGTAGACAAGGCTTTATCTGCAGCAGTACGGTCTGCTACTTCTTTATCGAGATTTACCTGAAGAACTTGGTCTGCAGCTGTTCTCTCAACACGTTCAGTGTTAAGGTCGATATTTACATTATCAATACGAGAACTCAAACCACTGTCAGCATTAGTACGGTCAACGATTTCCTCGTTAATCATATCCTTAACCTCCTTGTAGTTATCACCTACTGTCTTGGTTAAGTTAGTGATGGCTTCTGAGTTTCTTTCGATATCGTGCTGATTAGTAGCGATAGCAGTAGTATTCGCATTAACCTGTTCCGTAAGTTCATTACGAAGAGTGTTAATAGAATCCTGAATGCTCAAAGCCAATTCTGAAACACGTTTGTTTACGTTATTCAAACTTACAGTGTAAGCCTCATCAGCAGTCTTTCTGTCGGCAATTTCCTTATCCAAGCTTGCCTGGATTGCGGCATCTGCATCTTTACGGTCTTGGATTTCTTTGTTCAAGTTATCCTTAACTACATTAAGAGCAGTATCACCAGCAGTGGATTTATTGTCGATATATTCTTTCAGTTTAGTTTCAAGAGCAGTATCTGCAGCAATTCGGTCTGCCTTTTCTGTAGCTACCTCTGCACTGTTTGCAGCATCACCAGCAATACGGTCTTCCTTCTCTTGGTTAATCTCCTCGGTTAAGGCAGCTAACTTCTTGGTGATAGTTGTTGCAAAGTTGGGGTCATTACCAAGAGCATCGGCAATTTCCTTCAAGGTATCAAGTACCTCGGGAGCAGAACCTACAATTTTCTGAATAGCAGCATTAACTTGCTCTTCATTTTGGAAGTCCATATCATTAATCAACTCAGAGAGCTTGGTAATGTAATTGGCTTTCTCTTCAATACCGTCAAGCTTAGCTTTGAGAATATCCGTAAAGTCATTCTTAGTCAATGAATAACCTTCACGTTTATCTACCTTCTTATTATCAAGAGCAGTATCTGCATCTTTACGAGCCTGAGTTTCAGTAGCAATAGCTTCTAACAGTTGAGTCTTATCTGCTTGACCTTGGAGTTTTACATCCTCAATCTTATGATCCAAAACCAAATCCTGAGCAGCACGAGCAGTAGCTTCGGAATCAATATTATTCTGAAGTACCTGGTCTGCAGAGGTACGAGCTTGAGCCTCTTGGTCAATTTTACCTTGCAAAGCATTATCTGCATTAGTACGGTCAGCTACCTCTTTAGAAATTTCATTATGAAGAACTTGGTCCTCAGAATGACGGTCTACTGCTTCCTGGTCAATCTTACTCTGCAATGCTTGAGTATCTGATTGGCGATTAGTGATTTCCTCATTAATCTTAGAATCCAGAATAGTATCTGCATTCGTACGATTAGATACCTCTTCAGCAATCTTGGCTTCAAGAGCAGCCTTGTCATTGATGTGAAGAGTTTTGAGTTCATTTACACTTTCCTTGATTTCGTTATCGGCAGCGATACGTTCGTCCTTTTCTTGTTGGATGAGGCTCTTAAGTTCATCCTTAATCTCATCGCTCTTATCGTTTACCTTATCATTGAGATCCTTAATGTCTTCGGCATTTTTATCTGCCTTAGCTTCTACCCGAGCAATATCAGCTTTCAAGTCTGCCTTAACAGTATCAATTTTGTTGATTAACTGTTCAGCAGCATATTTCAAGTTATCATCTACCGCAGCAATAGCAGCACCCAATGCAGCTTCTGCTTCCTTAGCACGATTAACCTCTTCGGTTAAAGCAGTACGAAGGTCGGTTAATTTATTAGTGATAGTAGTTGCAAAGTTGGGGTCATTACCCAATGCTTCTGCCAACTCTTTAAGAGTATCAAGGGCATCATCAGCACCATCAACCAAATCACTAATCATCTGTTTAACTTCTTCCTCAGTTTGATATTTCAAATCATTCTCAAGCTGAGAAACTTTAGTGATATAATTTGCATGTTCTTCGATGCCATCAAGTTTAGCCTTCAACTCATCGGTAAAATCATTTTTCGATAAGTCGTATCCTTCTTTCTTATCTACCTTATTCTTGATAGAAAGTACGAAGGCCCAGAACTCATTTATAGTTCCTCCAAAGCCAGCTTTAACAAAGTCATCATAGTAACCCTGTAATAACCGCTGGTCTATTTCTTCGCAGGTATAATACTTAC